CCAGAGGAACGAATTGTATTTGAAGAGATTACAAAATTTGTAGAAAAATACAATAACAATCCTACCAAGGAAGCGTTGTCTATTGAAGTTGACAGTCGTAAAGATATTAATGACGAACAATTCAAAAAGGTAACACAGATTATAGAAACTCTGTCTGATGCAGAAGTTGATATGAATTGGTTAGTCGAAACTACAGAGAAGTTCTGTAAGGACAAAGCAGTATACAATGCAATTCTCAATGGTATTCAAATCATCGAAGGTAAAGACAAAGAACATACTCCAGAAGCAATTCCTAGTATTCTTACTGATGCATTATCAGTTGCATTCGATTCACACATTGGACACGACTACGTTGATGATGGTGAGGAAAGATTTGAGTTCTACCATAAGAAGGAAGAGAAACTTGAATTTGATTTAGATTACTTTAACAAGATTACTAAAGGTGGACTACCACAGAAAACTCTAAACATTGCACTTGCTGGTACAGGTGTTGGTAAATCATTATTCATGTGTCACATGGCTGCATCTACTTTGATGCAAGGTAAGAATGTATTGTACATTACTATGGAGATGGCAGAGGAACGTATCGCAGAACGTATTGATGCAAACTTAATGAATATCACTATGGATGATTTACATGATTTGCCTAAGAAGATGTTCACAGACCGTCTTTCTAAGATTAATAAAAAGACTAATGGTAAACTTATCATTAAAGAATATCCAACTGCATCTGCACATAGTGGACACTTCCGTTCTCTTATCAAAGAACTTGCACTAAAGAAATCATTCAAACCAGATGTTATCTTTATTGACTATCTAAACATTTGTGCATCATCTCGTTTCAAAGGGAATGCGAATGTTGGTTCTTATTTCTATATCAAAGCAATTGCAGAAGAACTAAGGGGACTTGCAGTTGAATGTAATGTACCTATTATGTCTGCAACCCAGACAACTCGTGGTGGTTTCAATAGTTCTGATGTAGGACTAGAAGATACTTCAGAATCATTTGGTTTGCCTGCAACTGCTGACTTGATGTTTGCATTGATTACTACTGAAGAATTAGAACAACTTAATCAGATTATGGTAAAACAGTTAAAGAATCGTTACAATGACCCAGGCACAAACAAAAGATTTGTTTTAGGTATTGACAGAGCGAGAATGAAACTGTATGATGTAGAACAGGATGCTCAAGATGGTATTGTTGATAGTGGACAAGATGACGCACCAGCGTTTGATAAAAGTCCAATATCTGCACGATATGACAAATTTAATGACATAAAGGTGTAATTTATCTTGACTTCCTAATAATTTGATATTATAAATAGAACTGTAATATTATTTGTGCAAATGGAGAAATTGATAAATGCAAGGATTCAAGACCTTCCTTACGGAAGCAAAAGTTAAAGCAGAGGATTATGAGGCGGCCATAGTTATTGGTTGGTACGAGTTACATGGGCGTGAACTTGACTCTAAATCTGGCATTACTAGTAAGACATTAAAGGTTTTAGAATCAAATCCAGAAGTATTAGCATCTGGTAAACGTATTGCAGAGTATGTTCTTAAAACAAACTCTAACCTTGCAGGCACTCAAGCAGAACAGTATGGTAGAGCATCTACCAAATTAACTAAGTTCTGGACTTCATACGGTGCAACAAACAAAACTCCAAAAACAGATATCTTAATTGGGAATATGCGTTTCTCGTTAAAGATTGGTGCGGCACAACTTATGTCTGGTGGTAAATCTGAATCTACTGCGACATTCTATGCGGCATTAAAAAATACATCAAAACAACTTGCACAGAATAAACAGTTTAAGGTTGTCGAAGGAATTTTAGAATCCTTTGTTACAAGTACCCTTGCGCCTGGGCAACTTCGTGGAATAATTAAATCTGGTGAAAATGAAGTTGTTAATGCTGGTGAAGCTGCACACAAACAATGTATGACTGAACTAGGATTGTTATTTGAACAATCAAGAGAATTCAAAATTGCATTTGCTCGTGAAGCAATGTCTGGGTTTGAAAAGTTTGGAGAAGGGGATAATGCAGCTGCAGAGTATATGTTAGTATCTTCCCATGATGGAAACAGTGTAAAGATTAAAAGTGTATATGATGACGATTATTGTTCATACATTGCAGATAAAATGAAATTACAAGCAAGATTCAAAACAAGTGGTAGAGTTCTAAAGGGAAAGAAAACTGGAGAATACAACTTCTGGTCTGTTGTTTCACTTATTGTTAATGCAATGGATGAAGAGATAGATGCATACAATAACGGAGAGATTCTTACTGAAATTCGTTTGTTTAAAAATCTTACTGCAAAGGTAAAGGGATTCTTTAGTAAAGTTTGGAACAAAGCATCTAAGTTTTTTAAAAAAGGTACTATGTCAATGATGAAATTTTTAGGTGTACAACCTAATATTACACACAGTAAGGATATTCATTTTGATTAATTTTAGTAAATATATAACCGAAGATAAGGGTGGAAAGAATCTACACCTAGAACATATCGAAGATGAGATATTAAACTTTGGTGTGTCTGGTGGTAGAGCTGCAATTAACTTTGTTCGTTCTCTTAGAGATATGTTGGCAGGAGAATCACGTTCATCTGTAAACATGACTGTTAAGTGGGATGGCGCTCCAGCAATCTTTGCTGGTATTGACCCAGAAGATGGTAAGTTCTTTGTTGCAAAGAAATCAGTATTTAATGCAACTCCAAAGTTATACAAGACTGCAAAAGAAATAGATGATGATGGACTATCTGGTGCATTGAACTCAAAGTTCAAGATTGCACTTACAGAGTTTGCCAAGTTAGGAATCAAAGGTGTACTTCAAGGAGACTTGATGTGGACTGATGATGTAGAGACAGATACAATAGATAACATGCGTTATTATACATTCCAACCGAATACAATTGTATATGCTGTACCTGTTGATAGTGACTTTGGAATGAAGATTAAGAATTCAAAAATTGGAATCGTGTGGCATACCACTTATACTGGTGACGCACTCCAAGATATGAAAGCGTCATTTGGTGTCAACATTAAAGGACTCAGTACACCATCCTCAGTTTGGATGGATGACGCAACCTATAAAGATGTTGCTGGTAAAGCAACAATGACATCGAAGGAAACTGAAGCAGTTACTAAGTCTTTGTCTGGTGCTGGTAAAACATTCCAAAAGATTAACTCTGCTGGACTGACTAAGTTTTTAAGAATTCAAGATACATTCACTGGAAACCTTGCTGGTGCTTCATTGAAAACATATTACAATAGTAAAGTAAGAGAAGGTAAACCAATCAATAACCCTAAGAAACATGCAGAAGGTTATTTGAAGTGGGTATCTAATGTTTACGATAAAAGAATTAAAAGTCTCAAAACAGAGAAGTCTCAGACTAAAGTTGCAAACGAACAAAAAGAGATGTTACGAGAACTAAAGAAACACACAAAAAATTTAGAACAGGTTATCTTGTTTCAGAACTATCTGATTGAAGCGAAGATGGGCATTGTAAAGAAACTAAATAGTGTTAAGCAATTAACTGATACATTCATTAGAACTCCAAATGGATTCAAAGTAGTTAATCCAGAGGGGTTTGTTGCTATTGACAGAGTAAGTGGAAATGCAGTAAAGTTAGTTGATAGAATGGAATTTAGTTTTAATAACTTTACAGCAATTAAGGCATGGGACAGATGAAGAAATTTAAAGAACTAACATCTGAACTGGTAGAAAGAAAAGCACTATCCATTGCAACAAGACGCAAGATGGGTAGACGAATGGCAAAGATGGCAAAGTCATCTGCTTTCAAAGCGAAGGTTGCACGAAAGAAAAAGAAACTTGCAACTCCAGAGATGTTACACAAACGTGCATTGAAAGCTGCAAAGGCAGTTATACTTCAGAAGTTTGCTGGGTTAAGTCCAGCGAAATATATGCAACTATCTCCTGCTGCAAGAGTAGAGATTGATAATCGCATTGTTTCAAAGAAGGGTGCGGCGATTCAAAAGATTGCAAAGAAGATGATGGTTAAGTTAAAAAAACAAGAATTAGAACGATTAAAGAAAGTTAAACAGGGTGGAGATAAATGAAGAAGTTTTCTGAAATTATAGAAGCTCGAGGTGATACTGCCGTATTTACATTTGGTAGATTTAATCCCCCGACTACTGGACATGAAAAATTAATGGAAGCAGTTGCCAAACAGGCAAAGTCAAACTCTGCTCCTTATTACATTTTTGCATCTCATTCAGAGAACGCAAAGAAAGACCCTCTACCATATGCAAAGAAACTTGCATACATGAAGAAGATGTTTCCAAAACATGCAAGGAACTTGGTTGTAGATAAAGCAAGAAATGTATTTGAGATTGCAGTTACACTACACAACAAAGGACACAAATCAGTTGTTATGGTTGTTGGTTCTGACAGAGTTACAGAGTTTGAGACATTACTAAACAAATACAATGGAACTGAAGCAAGACATGGTTACTATGGGTTTGATAATATCGAAGTTGTATCTGCGGGCGAAAGAGACCCAGATGCAGAAGGTGTTACTGGAAT